ACTTCCAACTGCCTTCTGATGATGCTTCTGATGATGACTTCCTCAAGAAGCTTCGTGGTGATGCATAAGTCAATTTGATGTGAGTATAAAAGAACGATGGAAGAAATTCTGTCGTTCTTTTTCATTTGAACTAATATAAAGAAAGGAGTCGAAGATGGAATTACCACTAATTTATAAGCAAGAAATTTCGGAATATAGTGATAAAGAGTTTGGTGAATGTGTTTATAAAAAGAAAAGTAGATTGGAAAAAGAACTTGAAACTGTTACATCTGATATTAAGAAAGCTGAACGAGCAATACAAAATCGATGGTTATTAGATGTTGAAACTTGTCCAGAATTATTTTCAGAAGAAGAAATATTACAAATGAAAAGAGTGTTTGGATTATTTCGAATTGAGACTATCACATATAGCAACGGAACTAACGATGTTTATATTGGTTACGACAAATTAAATAAGAAATTCCGAGTGAGTGATAATAAATCTAATATCAAACCATCACCAGCAATAGATTTTGGGGTTGGTTTTGCTGAGTCTGATGGATTTTCTGTAGAAGGAACGTTTGTTGAAATTATTAACAACGAAACTATCAAGAAAGAAATTAAGAATCTTGTTAAGTTTTACGAAGAGTTGAGAACAATTACAGAAAAATATAAGGAATACTAAAAAATGAATATTGCAGAAGAATTAAAAAAGATTGTTATTAATGCTAGAATTGAAGAATTGGTTTGTATTCGAAACTCTATTGATGATAAAATTTTACGATTAGAATTAGAAGCACGAGGAAAAGATGGTGTTTTGCCAGTTGATGAATCTGTTCTTTTTGAGGCAGAGAATCTTTTGAACTCTCAACATACATTCTCCGAGAAACCAGTTACTGTAAAACTTAATCCGATTGAACCTTCTGAGACAGATCTTCTTCTAGAATCTTTTGGTTCTTGACATTTACCCTTGACAACTGAGATTAAATTTGTTATGATGTAAGTATGTTCGAAATAGATCAAGACATTCTACTAAAATTTCTAGAGAGAGCAGTTTCAGAAATTGACTCTCATGCTCATTTTGGTAAGTATACTATAAATTTCCGTTGTCCAATTTGTTCGAAAAATTCTTCTAATAAACGAGAACGGAAAGCTTATGTTCTCAAGAATGATTATAAGAGAGAAAATAAAGTAAATGTATATTGTCATAAAAGTTCGTGTGATTTGAATTCTGCTATATCTGGTCAGAACTTTCTAAAAGAATATTTCCCGAACCTTTATTCAGATTATCGCAAAGAAGCGTTCCTGAATTTTGTAGATAATACTCCTAGAAAAGTTACACCAAAATTAGTAGAGAAAAAAATTATAGAAGCAGATGATGTAAAGTCTTTTGTTCCTATTCTTAAAGGATCTGGAGAATTATTCGATCTAGCAATTTCTACTGTAAAATATAGAAAAATTCCTCAAGAAATCTGGCAGAACTTTTTTGTAAGTGTTTCAGGATTTTTCCAAGGAAGATTGATCATACCATACCTTGACAAAGACGGAAGAATTTACTATTATCAAGGAAGGTCTTTAATTGGATCTGATCCGAAGTATTTAAACAGAAGATTCGGAGATAAAGCTATATATGGAATTTATTTGATCGACAAAACTCTTCCAGTAATTATTTTGGAAGGTTCTATAGATTGTATGTTTGTAGAAAATTCCATATCAATTCAAGGATTAAAGTTTACAGAAAAAATTAAAGAACAAATAAAAGATCTGAAAAAATACTACTTGTTAGATAATGA